CGATTGCCATCAGTGGTGGCGTGATCTCTTCGTCGGCCGCGGCAGCTGGCGTATCGAGTTGGAACACGAGGTCCGGCGCGGTCACACTGACCAATGCGGACGTGGTCGCGGTGTTGCCCGCGTCTTCAACCATGCCTGGTATGGATGGCACGGCCGCGATCGGCACGGGGACCACATGGGCTCGCTCCGACCATGTGCATCCCGTGGATACGAGCCGCTATGCAGCATCCAACCCGGCCGGGTATGTCACAGCTGCGGCCGCCGCCTCCGCGGCGCCGGTGCAGTCTGTGGCGACGCGCACAGGTGCGATCACGCTGACGCATACCGATATCACTGATTGGACTGCAACGCTCGCGCCCTATGCGCTCCTGGCATCGCCGTCGTTTACCGGCACACCCACGCTGCCTACCGGCACGACAGGCATCACACAGACCGCCGGAACCAGCAATACGACACTTGCCACAACGGCTTTTGTCGGCGCGGCCATAACCGCAGGCAGCTATGCGCTGCCCACCGCATCCACGACAGTACTCGGCGGCGTTAAGATTGACGGCACGTCGGTAACGATTGCCAGCGGTACTATTTCAGCGGCGCTCCCAATCGCATCTTCAACCCTGCCAAATATGGATGGCACGGCGACGATCGGTGTCGGCACGACATGGGCGCGGGCCGACCATATCCATCCGACCGATACCAGCCGCGCCCCGACTGCCTCTCCGACATTCACCGGCACTGTAACAGCGGGCGCGGCCAACGTCGGTGCGTTGACCGCAACCGGTATAACCGGCTCACCAATCAGCGGCAGCACTGGCTCGTTCACGACACTGGCAGCATCGTCCACGGTGTCGGGCACGGGCTTCTCGACCTACTTGGCCAGTCCTCCGGCCATCGGCGGCACGGTCGCCGCGGCGGGCGCGTTCACGACGCTATCAGCGACAAGCACAACGACATTGGCAACCACTAACGTCGGGACCGGCGGCCTCCATTTCGGGTCTGTCTATGCGTCAACGCGCACTGATCTGACTCGTCATCTTGATATTTATGGAGGGGCTACGGGTTTCAATACAACCTCCACCGGCGATCTGAATCTTGTGAGCGCCGCAGCGATTGTGTTCATGAGCGCCACCACGAACTCCGGATATATCAATGCGTCGGGCGCAAATATACCGATTGGTCAGCAAACCGCATATCCTGGTTCGTTCTCAACGCTGTCAGCTACCGGCACGACCACGCTGGCCGGAATGACATCGACTGGTATCACCGGCTCACCAATCAGTGGCAGCACTGGATCATTCACCACACTTGCCGCGTCCTCCACAGTATCTGGCGCGGGCTTCTCCACCTATCTGGCCTCGCCTCCAGCGATTGGCGGGACAGCAGCGGCTGCTGGTGCATTTACGACCCTTAGCGCCACGAGCGCGGCCACGCTCTCTGGCGGCGGCACGTTCACTGGAACTTATGCCGGCACACACACATACTCAGGGGCAGTCACCTTCAGCAGCACAATTGCCGGCGCCGCTCTGACAACATATCTGGCATCACCGGCGGCCATCGGTGGCACGGCAGCCGCAGCCGGCACATTCACCACGCTCACGGCGAGCGCTCAGATTCTGTCGCTGCCTGCCGCTAAAGGCGGGACGTCCTACTCGGTCGGCGCGACCGACCGCTCGCTGATCCTGCAGCCGACAGGCACATTCACCCTCACGCTGCCGACCGCGTCCGCCAGCGCCGGACGTATCCTGGTGCTGAAACTTATCGCCGCTTTCGCAGTGAACTCCGCATCATCCAATGTCGTGCCTATGGCTGGCGGGTCCGCCGCCGCCGCGATCCTGGCAGCAACCGCAGGTAAATACGCGGAACTGCAATCCGATGGCTCGAACTGGCAAATTATGTCGGCCAACTGATCGGGTAGTGCATGCCATCCTTCGCCATGACGGTGCCCTACATGCGCACCTCACCCATCCACATCCCGCGCCGCGACCTCGTGATGGGCCATGCCGATAGCCTGTATCTCCGCGTCACCGTGGTGGACAGCGACAACCCGTGCGCCCAGGGCATCGAACTCACCGGTGGCATAGGCGGCCCGACGCTCCAGATGCTCGTGTGGCCGGGTCAATGTTACCGCGCCTCCTGGGACTATGGGGGACCCTGGATCGGCCCCAGGAGCGTCCTGTGGGCTGGCACGGGGGTGATCTCCGACGCCCTCGGGGCGTTCGATATCTCGTTCCCCACCGCCACCATGTCGTCCTGGCCGCGGCGCTGCGCCTATGCCCTGCAACTCGACTGGGACGGCGCCAGCGGCACATCGCTGCTCGCCGAGGGCCATCTGCACCTCGCACGCTCTGTGCCGCGGTCAAGCACGCCAGTGATCATGCTCACCGACCCGTCGCAGCCGGTGCTGACCGACGATAGCGGCAATGTCATTCTTCTCGATGGGACACTTCGATGAGCACCACAATCGGCGGCGTCCGCATCGTCGATATGCCGGACCTCGGCGCCATCACAGATGACAGCTCGGTTGTCGGTGAGCATGCAGGCTCCGGGCGCTTCGGAGCGACGGCATTCCGTAGCTATATAGCGGTGGATGCGGCGATAGCGCCGTCGTTCAACAACAGCGGTCGCAACCTGCTGCATAATCCGCTGTTCAATGTGCAGCAGCGCGGCAGAGGACCATGGACGACCGGCAATAGCTACACGGCCGACCGGTGGCTGGCTTTTGCTGCCACTGACGCCATCGCCGTTACGCTGGGCGTCCTCGGCAACGCGGACAGGGTACAGATCGGCGACGAGCAGGCTTCGTTTGGTCTTTCCTATTCATTCGTCGGCAATCCGGCCTTTGGCGCTTACACGCAACTCACACAAAAGGTCGAGGACGTCACGCGCCTCGCCGGAAAAACCGTGACGGTATCCTTCTGGGCGCAGCCTACCTCGGCAGCGCTCAAGCTTGGTATCAACATAATGCAGAACTTTGGCACAGGCGGCTCGCCGTCTGCGCCTGCATGGGCACAGGCTACCGGCGTTTCCATCACCTTGGAACACACCGTATGGACGCGATACTATGTGACGTTAACGCTGCCGTCAGTCAGCACCATGACGCTCGGCACCAATGCAGACCACCGTAGCGAAGTAACCTTCTGGTTCTCGTCCGGCGGCACTTTCAGCCAGATATCCGGTTTCGTCGGCATACAATCCGGCACGGTCAATTTGTGGGGGATTCAACTCGAAATCAGCAGCGCCGCTACGCCGTTGGAAAAGCCCGACCCAAGGTATGATCTTAGCAACTGCCAGCGGTTCTTCGAAACTGCTGGCTTTGTCAACCAGACCTATCAGGCCGCCGGGCAGAATATCGCCATCTGGTCGCCATTTATGGTGACCAAGCGGGCGACGCCGACGATCGCGTTCAATAGTATGAGTTACGGCAATGGAAGCGGCGTCATGGCGCAAGGACAAACGGTGGCCGGATCGGCTATATCGTGGACAGCGACGGCACTGGGTCCGAGTTATGCCATCGGCACTTACGTCGCGTCCGCCGATCTTTGAGGACAGCATGGCACAACCCGCATCACAGGGGGTGGACGCGTGATGGCCGCTGATTATCAGCTTGTTGCCTCTCTGCCAGGAACAATGCAAACTGTATTGAGGTTGCGGGATCAGGCGTTCATCCCGTTCGACCCAGCCAACCGTGATTATCAGGAATATTTGGCGTGGGTCTCTGAGGGCAACACGCCAGACCCGGCGCCTGCTCGCTAGCGATGTCCGATACACTCGCGGCATTACAGAAGGCGATCGCGCCGAAGACCGGCATGCAGCGCATTCCGCTGTCGCTGGAGACATACCAGCACCAGTCGCCGGCACTGTCGTCCAAGCTGCTCCTCAACATGATGGCTGAGCAGGAGCCGGCCGACGCGCGAGTGGCTGCGGCGCTGCTGCCGGTGCCGGGGTTCGAGACTTGGCTGAACGTCGGCAGCGGCCCCATCCACGCCGTCAACGACGATCTGCCAGGCGCCATCTTCGTGGTTTCGGGGACGCACGCCTACGTGGTCGACGCTGGCGCGATGACAGCCACCGATCTCGGCGACATCGGCACGCCATCCGGCGGGTTCACCGATGACCAGCGGCTCTACAGCATCGCAGTGGGGCCGACTGCGGCAGTCTTCTGCTCGCCGCCGAATGCGTACGTCTCGTCGGGGCCGGGCGCGCCGGTGGCGCAGATCACCACGACGTGGCCGGACTATGGCGCATCGAGCGTCACGTTCCTCGACGGCTATTTCGTGTTCACCGGGCAGGGGGCGCCAGAGTTCTTCTTCATCACGCTGCTCGCCGATCCGACGATGGTTGATGCGTTGGACTTCGCCGCGCTCGATGCTTTCCCGAATGCCGTGACCAAGGTGCTGACACTGGGCACAGACCTATGGTTCGCTGGCGCGGCCGGTTGGGAAATCTGGTATGACGCCGGCAACGCCGACTTTCCGTTCCGACGTCGCCCGAATGGTATCCTGCAACGCTCGGTCGGTTCCGCAAAGTCCATCGCACGCGGTGACGAGAGCCTTTGGTGGTGGTCGGCGGACGGGCGCATCTATCGCACGGTCGGCTACCAGGAACGGCGCGTCAGCACGCATGGGATCGAGGGGCTGTTCGGCGGCGGCATGGTCAGCGCATACACCTACAGCCAACTCGGCCACATCTTCTATGTGCTGAACCTAGGCGACCGCACGTTCAGCTATGACGTGACGACCCAGGTCTGGCACAACGCGGCTAGCAGCACAGACGGCACTGGCTCGTGGCGCGGCTACTGCTCTGCGATCAACACCGGTATTCCGATCATCGGCGATGCGGGCGCAGGACGTCTCCTGAC